GTTTTCTCCAACGCCCTGCACCGCCTCGGGCTGATGGGGGCCCCGCGCCGCACCATGCTCGGCGCCGCCCCCTATCTGCAGCCCGAGTGGAAAGCGGTGCTCCCTGTAGCGGACGCGGTGAAATCGGAATCTGTGCAAGGTGAAATCGGAAAAACTTCGGAGGGCGAGTTCAGAGACACCACACAGGTGCGAGCCTGAGACCATTTTAACGCACCGAGTACCATGCAGCGCGTCAACATGGCCAGGCCTAGGAAGCGGTGGCTGCGGGATCGAACCGCAGGCCTCCAGGTTCGTGCGCCAGCGCAGCATCGCGTCCAGGATGGCTCGCAGAACGCCTCCCGGCGTAGCTGCTCGGGATCCGACCGGCAGCCCTCGGAGCCATGCTCTCACCGATGCCTTGCTGGCGGTTTCCCCTGGCCGCCCCTCCCATGCCTCTCTATGGGGACCAGCGACCGGCCCCCGATTGTCCCGCCAGGGCTCACCAGCGCATTCTGGCTGCCTCCAGCAGGGCCCCCGTAGAGTGGGGGCTACCTGTTCTCCTATCGACTCCTGAAGGCCCCTAGAAGGCCCCTCCAGGCCACCGCAGCAGGCCTTTCACACCGCCTCCCAGGGCTTGATCTCGTTCGGGCGCTGGGAGCGGTAGAGCGCGAACAGCTCCAGGCGCCGGGCCGCGAGCCGATCGAGGATCGCCGGGAGGATCTGGTCAGGATCCAGGAGCGGGAGCGGATCCCCGGGCACCACCGTCATGGGATCCACTGCCGGCAGGCCATGGAACCCCCGGAGCTGGTTCACGCCCTGGACCAGGAGCAGCAGGGATTCGCGCTGCTCGTTATGCGCCGTCCGGAGCAGGTTGAACTGGTTGATGAGCGCCCGTAGAAGCAGGCGGACCGAGTCGAAGACCTCCTCGAGCGCCGCCGTCGACGCCGCCACGAAATCCAGCGCCTGGCGCAGCTTCTGTTCGGTGAGCTCGCCCATCTTCACATCACCGAGATGGCATCCCACGACGGCGTGGTGCCGCTGACGAACGCCAGGTGGACCGTCTTTCCGCCGTAGCCGTCCACGTTCACGAAGCTCTCGTAGGGCGCAGTCGCCGTGTCGTCAAACTCCCGCGCCCTCTCGGGTGAAGAGTCTGAATCCACGACCTTGATGCGAGACGTGGTGACGGTCTTCCGGATCCGGATCCGCTTTGCCTTCCTCGGGAGCCGGAGGCGCTGACTGGTCCCTGTGACGACCTGAATCCCGACTGGGACCTCTCCAAAGCTGCTCAGGATCCCCCGACGCCGGTCCTGGACCTGGCGGAGGACGGCGTCCCTGTTCTCGTCGGCACCGGGTGCCGTCCCGCTTCCAGCGACCTGCGGGTGCAACCGCTGGAGTAAAATCCCCGTTTTGTCCTGGGTCAGGATAGCGAGGGGGACCCGGTCGTCCGTGGGGTGGGCCGGTTCGGCAGGAGCGGCAGCCGCCGTGCCCTGGATGATGGAGAACACCCCGGCGTCGTCCACCACCAGCAGGTCTTTCCTCGGGTTCGAGGCGTCGGCCGTCGCCATCGTGACAGTGTCCAAGCCGGTCTTGTTGAACCGTTTCCCCATCGTCACCAGAACCCCGCCGTAGCCATTGAGGCTGTCCGCGTCCTTCACCACGAAGAATCCAGCGAAGTCAATGATCTTATTGCCACTACTTTCGTTGGCAGCGTTGACTGTCACCCTCACGGTGTGGGATCCCGCAGACAATCCGAGAATCGGGAACGGGTAGTCGAAGTGCGCATTGGTGCCCGCCCAAATCGTCCAGCGTTTCGCTACGAGTGTGGCGTCAAGCGTAATGTCCAGGAAGCCACGGTCCGTGTTCGTGTTGAACAGGAGGACGATGCCGGTGCCCGTGAAGGTAATCTCGAAATAATCTGCTGCGGTACTGCTCCGGCGCATCCGGCCCATGAGGTTCCGCGATTCCGTGTTGGTGGACCATGTCCCGACGTAGGTGATCGCCACGGTGTCGCCGGGGTCTACAATGTCCTCGCGGTCCCCGTAGGGGAGAACGAAGACCTGATTGCACGCCACCCCGTCTGCGGCATCGGCCAGCACGTCCACGTACTCGATGCCCTGCTTGGCAATGATGAAACCGCTTGATGCCGCGTTCTTCGTCCCGCTCACCGTGATCCGGACGGTATGGGCAGCGTTCGACAGACCCTTGTACCCGAAGAAAAGCCGCTCGACCCGGCTGGCGCGGTAGGTGTCAATCGTATCCAGGGCTGCCGATCCATCCTCCATCGTGACGCCGGAGATGGTCGAGGGCGCCGACCCGTCGATGGTGATGGTGGCAATCCCCTGGTTGCTATCCCCCCGCAGGACCAGCCGGAACGCCCTGGCGCGGATCGTGATCTCCACAAAGTCGTTCGTCGTGCTACTCAGGCGGCTATTGGTGTCTTCGATAGGACCGGTGTCGGCACCATCCGACCAGGCGCCGCTTTCGGTCCAGAGCAACGACCTGGTCGGCACCCGCACCACCTTCGGGATCACCAGGAACCCCTGCGGCGTGCACTTGGCGGCGAACAGCTCCTGGGGCGGGACGTTCTCCTGGACATCCAAGACATCGGAGGCGGCCGGGTTGATCGCGCGGTTCGTGTTGGAGATCAGGCGGGCCAGGGGCATGTCAGGCCTCGTATTCTATCTGGGTGAAGTACTGGACCGTCATCGTGTTGTCCTTCGGGAAGCCGGGATCCGGGATCGAAGCGATCAGCAGGTAGACGCCATTCACGTTCTTGATCCCGATCCGGCGCCAGGTGAAGTTGGCCTCCCCCGTCCCGAAGCTCACGTTGGCCTTCGCCAGGTTGTCGATCACCAGCAGGTTCGCCAGGTCCTTGACCACGTCCTCCGGGTTCAGTCCGGTGCTCAGCCGGTCGATCGCTGCCTGGGAGGACGAGACCACGAGCTGCTTCCAGGGGGCATGGGTCCCGAAGTTGAAGACGCGCTTGGCCTCCTCCTTCGCCCCGACGACCAGTAGCGTATTCGGGACGACGAGGACCCTGTCCGGCAGGCCATCCCGCCGGACTTCGAGCCAGTGCCTGGTCCGGTGGCGACGGCGCACGGCGTCCGGGCTCAGAAGGTGATGTCCGGGCCCGAGCTCGGGTCGATCTTCCCGCTGAACGCTTCCCGTCTCCATACTCCCACCGTCCCGGCGCCCGTCGGGACGCCGTTGTTCGTCTGGTAGCCATTTCCCCAGAGGGACGTCAGGCCCGTGTACTTCGCCTTGAGCTGGTCATTCCGGACCGGGATCGCCTCCACCAGGTAGCGCGTCGGGGTCGGGATCGCCACAGGGGCAGAGATGATCCCCGTCACGGGGGCCGGCGCCGTGATCGCCCCCGTATGCAGGAGGGTCATCCGCACATGCGCCACGGCCCCCTCGGTGAACGGGAAGATCGGGCTGAGGTCCGTCACCTCCATGACCTCGTTGGCGAGGCCCCGGAGGCCCGTCCGGCGGTTCGGGATCCTAGGGAACGTCGCCCTCACGATGTCCCCCACGTCCCGGACCAGGTGGTCCCAGTGCCCCGCGACCTCCAGGACGTCCGGAGGGTCGGCGTAGCGCGCGAAGACCCGGTTCGTCCGGTCGTCCGCGATCTCCTGGGCCCCAAGGTCCGAGGCGAGCCCCCGGTCCTCGATCACCAATGGGGGCTGGCGACCGTACTTCGTAATGGAGGCCGGCTCCACCCACACCTGCCGCGTCTGGAACGTGGAGTTGGCATGGTCCCAGTCGTACCAGATCTCCACCACGTTGATGATGAGCCGGTCGCCCGGCTTGTAGCGGGGGAGGCCGACCGTATTCGTGTCGTCCAGGAGCGGCTGGCTGCCCGGCGCGGGCGCGGGGGCGTACCGGATCGCGCTGTACTTGCCGTCTGGGAGGACGAACGGGTAGCAGTTAAGGGTCTTCCAGATCTGGTCCTCCAGCCAGGTCTTGCCCTCTTGCGGGCCGCTCTCGACGAAACGGTACTTCTGGACGCCAAACCCGGCCGCTAGCGTTTCCAGTCCGGCGATGTCCACGAGCGCCTGGGGCACCCCGAGGCCCTCCCCGTCTCCCCGATCATATTTCGAGTTGCCCCCCTCAGCCGTGGTGAGCAGGACCCGAAGGGCCAGGTGGACCTTGTTCCCGAAGATGATGATCGGCTGGTCCTGGGTCGCGGAGCCGAAGATCCGGCGCGCCGTCGCCCGCTGGATGTCGGCGATTACCACGATCCAGTCGAGCCCGTCCGGGGAGAAGTCCCGCTCGTAGACCTGCATCTTGGGAAGCGGCAGGTACTTGACCTCGTCCACCAGCGCATACCCGACGAAGACCTGCGCCCGGATCCCCGGCCTGATCTCCTCCCCGTTATGGAGCAGGGCGTCCACCGCGTGCACGGCGGCCGTCGTCCCGTCCACCGCCCTCGTGACGTTCTGGAAGAGCCGCGTGGCCGGGTCCCGCGAGGCATAGCGGACCCGCTCGTCATCGATCAAGAGCGTCCCGGCCGCCGGATACCCGGCAATGTCCTCCCCCGCCTTCGCCTCCACGTTGCCGCCGTTCGCAGGCACGGAGGCCGTCATCGCGACCCCGAGCTTGCGCTTTGGGTTCGCGCAGTACCGCGTCACCTCGTCGCCAGCGTCCTGGAGCCGCAGCCGGAACTGCCCGTGTTCCGAGCGGCCCCGCTCCGGCTGGACCACCTGGGTGTTGCCGGTGATCTCGACGAGATACGTGAGCTTGGGCTTCGTCTCCGCTTGGATGGCCCCGCTGCTGAAGTCCCGGGAGAAGGCCGCCTCGGTGGCCGACGGCCCGGAGCCGACCAGGGTGAAGAATCGGACGAAGAGCCGCGGGGTCCCTTGAAGGGCGAGGTGGGCGGTGTCAAACTCTGGGGTCGTCGTTTTGCCCATTCAGGCGACCCCGGCTCTGAAGGTCATCGCGGCCTGCCAGAGGTCCCGCCCGGGCACCCGGCGGACGGTCGCCAACCGCGGGTCCAGGACCTCGGCCGTGGCATAGTAGTTCTTCCAGCGGGGAAAGTAGGAGTCGGTCAGGTAGCTCACCACTGAAGCGTTCAGGTCGAAAGCGCGGGTGAAGAAGCCGAGGCGGTCGTAGAGGCCGTAGGCCAATGCCGTTACCGCATCTACCGCCCCGATCCGAAGGTTTGTCGGGAGTGCGGTCAAGGTCCCATTCCCGGCGCCGGACGGGGCCGGTCCCTTTACTCCATTCAGCCATAGTTCCAGATTCGAGGAATCCTTCCACTTCGCCACGATCTTCTGCTCTGCGTTTGAAGCCCAGGAGACCGCGATGTCAACCTGTCTGTCGCCAGAGGCATTGGAAACCCTCAGCTGCAACACATTCGAAGCTGTTTTATCCAGCAGGAGCGCCTGCGCTCCTGCATTGATGTCGAGAAATCTATGTGCAGAACCATCGTTGCCTGCCCAGCCGGGTCTTACAATGAGGACAAGGATCCCTTCGGCCGCGAGCAGGCTCGGCTGCTGGCCGGCCGGCGCCGTGGGGAAGTCTAGGAACTCTCCACCAGGGTCGAGGCGCAGCCCCTTGCCGAACGTGGCCGCCTCGTAGGAGGGTGTGCCGGTGAAGGTCCCCAGCGTGCCCTGCTGGTCGGCCAGCGTGCCCTCGAACTCAAGCGCCGCCCCCTGGAAGCGGTTGAGGTACAGCTCGAACTGCTTCCCCGGCCCGCCCCAGGTGCGGAAGAACTCCCAGAGCTGGAACGCCTCGTTGGCGTCCAGGTTGGGCCAGACGATGGTCCTGGTCTCCTCCGTGCGCTCGATGAGGACCTTGCGCCTGCCGGAGGGGCTCGTGCTCTCCGACCGCACCTGGTCCAGGACCGAGGGCAGCTCGGCCAGGGCCGGGTCTGCGAACTCAAGCGTCACCGCCGGGCTCCCGTAGATGATGCGCGGGTAGAGCGAGCCGACCCGCGGGTTGCCAGTGATGCCCATGGCCTCTCCCTACAGCCTCGCCGCTTCGAGCCGGATGCCGCGCGCCCCGGCCCGGTCCAGCATAAACCGCAGCATCTCGTCGAACAGCTCCGGCGCACTCTGGCGGGTGGCGCGGAGCATCTGGCGAAACTCGGTCGCCCCCAGGATGATCTCCCCCCGCGCCGCCCGCGCCCGGGCCCTGCCGAATGCCCCGGCCCCCACCAGGGTCCGCCGCCGGACGCCGCCTGGGAGCTGCTCCTCGATGGAGATGCCGCCGATCGCCTCGAGGCCCTGCAGGATCTCGAGCTCCCGCGCCTGGGCCGCGGCCCGGAGCTCCACGCCCCCCACGTCGGGACTCACCCCCCGGGCCCGGATCGCACGGATGCCGGCCAGGCTCCCGGTCGCGGCGATTTCCTCCTGGCCGGCCTGGAGGATCAGGCCCGTCGCCCGCTGCCGAAGGGCCGCCATGGCCTCCGGCTCCAGGGCATGGATGATCGTCCCAAACTTGAAGGAGGGCTCGGGGATCCCCGTGGAGAGCGCCTCCAGCTCCTCCAGCGTGTCGGCCCCCTCTACGACGAGAATCTGGGCCTGGGCCCGACGCTGGCGCTGTTCCTCCCTCCGCCTCTTCGACTGGGCCCGGCTGCCGGAGACCAAGCCATAGACCGCCCCAGCGACCGCGAAGGCCGCCCCGATGTAGGGGATATAGCTGCCCGCCTGGAACATGGTGCCGAGCCCCGATCCGATGGCATACCCTCCGAGGCCGCCGGCGATGCCGCCTGAAAGGGGGGTCTGGGCTCGCCCAGCCGCCAGGATCCCCAGGGCCCCGAGACCAACCGTCCCGGCCGCACCGGCGAACTGGCCAAAGCTCAGGCCAGGGGCCTCGGTCGTGAAGAGGCCACCCGCTCCCCTTGCCTCAATCTCGGCCGCCGAGGCCGCCCGAGTGGCCACATCAACGCCGGCGGTGCCAGGCACCCCCGCCGCCATGGCCACGCTACCGAAAGGGCTGCCGCCACCTCCGAGGCTCATCAGGTTCTGGAGGCTCAGGCCGCGGGCCTCTCCACCAAACGCCTTCACGAACGTATTCCGGAAGAGGTCTCGCGCAAGGCCCTCCAGGAAGCTCTTGAACGTTTCCCCCAGGCTTCGACTTCTCCCGATCAGCCCATCGAAGAGGGCGTCCGCTCCGGCGTTTCCTACCGAGGTCATGGCGTTGACGAAGGTGTCCGACCGCTGCCGGATCTCCCGGAAGATCTTGTCGATGCGCTCTGCCGATTCCCCTGCGGCGAACTCGGCTGATGATCCAGCCTGTTCCTCGGCATCGCGGAGAGATCTTTCCAGCTCTGCGAGTTCTTCCTGTGCAGCCTTCGTGGTCTCCTCAGCAGTGACGACGTGCAATGGTCTTCCACGGGCCTTATTCAGCAGGTCCGTGACTTCGGCCAGCTCGCGCGTCGCTTCCGTCAGGGCGACCGTTTGGACTTCCTCATGGAGATCTGCTAGGGCCTTCTTCTTCGACAGCTCTGATGCCTGGCCCTGAGTCTCCACCAGGACCTTCATGGCCAGGTTGAGACCTACGTTTGCTTTCTCCTGTCTGCCCAAGGCCTCAGCCAGCCGGAGCTGTGCGGCTTCGAGGGTGTCCGCGACAGGAGCCCCCAGCTTTTGGAGCCCCTGCAGCGCCTCGATGCGATTGGTCAATTCAGCGATTTCTTTCTGGCTGTCGGAGACGACCTTCGTCAGGGTGGCCACGTTGGCCGTGGACACAGCTTTAGTGAGCTCCTCCTGGGCCTCCTTCGCCTTCTTGGCGGCCTGGAAATAGCTGGTCAGCGCAATCACGAGGGCTCCGCCCGTGACGACGGCCAGCGCCGTCATGGCATTGCCCCCGAGGCTGGCGACGGAGGCGAGCGAAGCGAGGCGAGACCCAGTGGTCCCGAGGGCGGGGGAGAGCTCGCCAATAAGGGTGAAGCCGAGGAAACGGGCAGACGATGCGGCTGCGCCGACCTCCCTCCGGAAGCTGATGGAGGAACGCTCGGCCCTGCCAGAGGAATCCACCAGCTGGTCCTGCGCCCTGACAACCTGCTGCAGTCCGCTGCTGGCCTGGTTGACGGCCTGCATGGCCTCGTTCCGGGCCCGGATCAAAATTTCTACGATGTTTTCGGCCATCTATGCCCAACACCTCTCTGCTGATGCTGCCACCAGTCCGTGTCGAATTCAGCTGGGCTGAGCCTCGCCACTGCCGACAGGCTCCGACCGGAGGCTTCCGCCATCTCCAGCGCCAGGCGGATCACCTCCTCGAAACTGCTCTGCCGGGACTTCCGGGCCCGGTGCGGGGCCGGGCTCGGGCACGTCCCTTGGTGGGGCGCTCCCGATCCGGCTGAACTCGAGGACCTTGGCCAGGACGAAGTCTCGATCGGCCCGGAGGAGGGAGATGGGCAGGCTCCCCTCTATGGGTGGCTCCTCCATCGAGAGCCTGGGGGAAAGCACGAGCAGACAGAGGAGCTTGTCGTGGACCTCCTGCGACCGGGACGCAATGTCCCGGCGACCCTCTGGGTCCAAGCCCTTCACGTACTCCAGGGCCTCTGTCTGGTTCATCATTGCCGTGGGAAGGCCCTCTGTCGCCGCCAAGATCTCGTATTCCGCCGCCCGCCGGACCAGCAGGCGGACGCCGGACTTTGGCGCCTCGATGGTCGTTGTCAGCTTCTGGAAGGCTTCCTCCAGGGGCGTCGGGCCCCGGCCGTTCTCCACGCTCATGGTTCCTCCGTTCAGTCGAACTAGCTCCCGCGCACGAAGGCGATCGCGTACTCGTCGTTGGCTACGTTGGGCTTCAGGGCCAGCGTGACCTGGTGGACGCGGGCGCCGTTGCGGACTCCTTCCCGGATCCCGATCACCTGCGCCTTGGGCGCGCTGAAGTCCATCCGGTTGTAGGTGTTCCCGGTGCCGAGCTGGAAGGAGAGGTCCATCAGCTCCGCCGTCCGGAACTTGGCGTACCAGTCGAAGGTGGCGATCGGGACCATCTCCACGTCCAGCTCGAGCCTCGGCCGGCGGGCGGCCACGTAGATCCCGGCCACGGACTCGAGCGCGTTCGGATCCACCTGCACCTGGATATCCAGACCGGCGTTGAAGGCGATGCGCTGGGGCTTCGCCGCGAAATTCTCCGTGCCGATCTGGAGCGCCGCCGATTTGAAGGACGGGAACTGGGGCGTGGCGCTGACGGTCGGGAGGACCAAGGCGACGGCCGACTCGGCGTCCCGCCGGCCGAGGAAATCGAACTCCATGACCGCGGGCTGGCCGGCGATCCACGTGATGACCAGGTTCCCGAAGGAATCGATGGCCTCGTGGACGACGCCGTGCTCCTGGAGGCGATACCAGGTCATGGCCTCGGCGGTCAGGTCCCCGAGCGCCCGCGGTGCGTAGGTGTACTTCTCCGCGCCGGCGGTCGCGTCCAGGGTCTCGGAGTGGAAGCATCCCCGCAGGGGCACACTGGTCTTCGGCTTCACGCTGGCGGAGTAGGCCGCGCCGGCCCCCCGGGGCGGCATGGCGAACCGGACCCGCTCGAGCGCGAACAGCGGGACGGATTGCCCTTCGCCCAGCGGGGAATCCCCCTGTCCCTCGAAGTTCTGGAGGTCGGGTTCCACCTCGGGGCCCACGCGCGCCTCGAGGACGTCGGCCGCCGTCACGGTCCCGGCGAAGACGTCGGTCCCGAGCGCGGCCTGGTTCTTCATCGCGATCGTGGATCGCGTCAGCAGCGGGACCTGCGGTGCCGGCATGCCTTATCCCTCCTCTTTCGGGGGAGCCAGTGTGAGCATCCCCAGCGGGTAATGCCAGCGGGTCTGGCCCGCCTCGTCTTTCACGATGATCCGCGTCGACTCGACCGCCTCGACCACGCCGAAGTAGCCGTCCGGCGTCCGGACGCGGTCGCCGGGCCTGAGCTCCCGGGTCTCCTCCAGCTCGTCCTTCAAGCGCTTCATACCTGGACCTCCTCGGCCTGGACGGCGATCTCGCAGTAGTGGCAGAGCGTGTCGCCCAGGAGCCGGTGCTCCACGATCCGGACCTGGGCGGGCCCGAGCCGGCTGACGGTGCCGGCCAGGTTTGCCGGCCGCTGCCCTCGGAGCGCCGTGCAGACGGTCTCGATCAAGTCCTGGAACTCCTTCTCCGACCCCTGCGTGTCGTTCAGGCCCCGATAGCCCCGGAGGACCATCGTGTGGCTTCGCCACTCCTGCCCGACGTCGTGGTCGCTCCCGGCCGTCGCCTCCCGGGTGATCGTCCACGCCTGGATCCGCTCCGCGCCCCCGATCGTCGCCTTGAAGGTCTCGAGGACCTTGCTCCATTCGACAGCCCACCGCTCGTAATCGTGGACGATGCCGATGTTCGCCACGGCCGCCACGACGGTCTTGAGCTGGGCCCGGATCTCGCTGAGCGGCATCAGCGGCCCCCCAGCCGCCGGGCGATGGCGGCCCCAACTTCCTCGAAGATCTGGGAGAGCTGCGGGCGGAAGGACGCGAGGGCGTCCCGGAACATGAAGCGGCCGGGGATCCCACGGCGGGCGATCGCCCGGCTGACCAGGAAGGCGACCCGGCGGACCTCGGTGTCCTGCACCCCGAGAATCCGCTTCACCCAGAGATCCAGGGCGCCCGGGGGCGGCTGCTTCGCCCCGGCCCGACGGCCCAGCTCGACGACGGCCGCGTAGGGCAGCGGGGAGCCGACCACCCCACGCACATCCAGGCCCCTCCCGCGGACTTCGCCGGCGATCGAGCCGCGCAGGCCGGCATCTTTGAAGACGCCCCCCGGCGTCCGGGCCCGGACCCGCCGCTCGAGCTCCGCCACCGCCGTAGCCATGCCCCGGTGGACCTCCTGCCCCATGATCTGGACGGCCTCCCGGCTGTCGGCCAGCGGCCCCCTGACCTGCACCGAGACCTCGTATTCAATCGGCATGGCTAGGGCCCGATCTCCTCCAGGACGACCTTCACCTCGGTCACGTACCGCTCGACACCGATCGTGCCCCGCAGCTGCATGAAATAGGTCCCTGGTGTCAGCAAGTCGGCCACGTTGCTGTCGAAGAGCGCCGAGAGCTCATTCAGCGTAGCGTCCCAGGTCGCTGCCCCCCAGTCGAAGCCCGTCACCACCGCCCGGTTGGCGTCCAGGATCCGGCGCTCGGGTGTCGTCAACGTGATCGCCCCGGAGCTCTGGGTGCGCTCCACCTTCACCCGGATGGTCCGTTTATCCCCTTCCTTGAGAGTGACCGCCACTCACACCTCGACGAGCCGGTAGGCCGGCCCGAGTTCCACCAGCCGGTAGTCCGGCGACGACAGCTCGACCAGACCGTAGGCTGAGGCCAGCTCAATGAGGAGGTACGCCGTCGGCAGCTCCTCTACGCGGTACAAAGGCCCAAGTTCCCGGAACCCCACCGGCGTCGCCGGCCCCAGGAAGACCCTCTCCGCCTGGAACGCCTCCATCAGCGACGGGGACTCGGCGAAGGCCCGGAAGAAGCCGAACCGCACCTGCTCGGTGAGCCCCAGCGCCTCGCCGATCGCCCGGCCGATGTGCTGCCGCACCGCCTCGGTGAGCCCTACCGCCTCCGCCATCACCGTCCGGGCCTCGGGGCTGAGGTCCTCCGCCAGGCCCAGCGCCTGCTCGATCCGCTTCAGGACCTGCCGGGACATTGCCTCCGTGAGCCCGATCGCGTCCTCCACGCTGTGGAGCTTCACGACGCTCGCGATCAGGTTCTCCTCGAGGCCGATCGCCTCCGGAATGGTCCGGCCCGTGCGCTGCGCCACCTGCTCCGCCAGGCCCAGCAGGTCCCCGAGGCTCTTCCCAGCCTGCAGGACCTGCTCCTCGGTCAGGCCCAGGGTCTCGGCCTGCTCCTTCGCCGCCTGCCGGACGTGCGCCTCGACCAGGCTCACCGCCTCCTCGACCGTCTTGCCGGCCTGCCGCGCCAGCGCCTCGCTCGCCCCCAGCGTGTCCGCCACCTGGTGCGTCACGAGCTTCGACGCCGTCAGCGCCTCCTGGAGATCCGGCGCCTCCGCAATCGCCCGCTGCACCTGGACGACCAGGTCCTCGGTCAGCCCCGCCGTCTCCTGGAGGATCTGCCCGATCTGCTTGACCAGCGCCTCCGTGAGGGAGACCGTCTCGGCTTCCGTCCGGCTGAACAGGCCGGTCGCCGCGGTGCGGAACCACCGCAGCAGCCAGTTCGACGGGAAGCTCCGGCCGAGGCGCGCCATGGCCGCTATTCCTCCCACTCGATATAGCTGTCGCTGTTCGGCGTGCCCGTGTCCACGCTGAGCCGGATCCCCAGGGCCTTGTATTTGGTGGCCCCGCTCACCAGGGACCGGGGCTCCCGCCCCAGGGGGAACTGGATCACGAACGGCCCGGGCGCGGGGAACCGCCAGGACTTGAGCACGGTGAGCACCGTCGGCTCCGCGGTGAACTCCCGCCCATAGGTCGCGAGCGGCCCGGTCGTGTCGCCGGCCACGAAGCCGCGCACCTGCTTGGCCCCGGTGCTCGACCCGGCCGTCCCGGCGGTCGCCTGGGTGCTCTCGAACAGCTCCACGAACACCCGGCCGGTGGCGGCGTCCACGGAGACCCCGATCTCCACGACGATGATGGGCAGGGTGGCGCCCGGAATGATGTTGAGCGCCGTCTTGCCCGTGGTGCTCAGCGCGAAGGCGTCGGCCAGGAGAACGTAGCCTGCTGCCATGATGCCAGCCTCCTAGTGCAGGGCCGCCCGCTTCACCGCCTGGAGGAGCGGCGTCGGGATGAGCGGCTGCGCGGCGGCCGCCGCCACCTCGTCCACCTTGAACTCCGTCGTGTCCCACGAGGTCTCGATGTCCTCGGTGGCGACGAAGACGTTGCCCAGGCCGAAGCCCGCCTCGCCCACGTCCGTGATGGCGTTGTCCGTCGTGGAGACGCGCTCCGTGCCGTTCTGGAAGCCCTTTTTCGCGGCGTCTCGTACCTGGAGCTTGAACTCGTCGTTGGCCGCGTAGGTCGTGGAGGCCAATGCCAGCTCCGTGACGGTGCTCGCCACCTTTTTGTAGATCCGCTGCTGCGCGTTCCCCATCTTGTAGCCGTAGGTGTTGTTCACGTCGGTGTAGCGTCCCACAAGGAACCACGGATCATCTCCGGCAGTATCGACGGCAGAAGGGATGCCGATCACGTCGTACTCGTCGTTCGTGGGGTTGGGCCGGCCCCGGTAGACGTGGTGGGCGCTATTGGCCACCGCCGTGGCGTCGCACCGGCCCGAGGCGTCAATCTCCTGAAGCGAGGTGTTCGACCGCGTCTCCGCCCACGAGTCGCCCACCGTGTCCGGCGTCCGCACCACAAGGTCCTGGCCGGCCGTCCCGACGAAGGTATCGTGGAAGATGATCCCGGGGTTCGCGCCCAGGATCGGCGGGAAGCCGAAGTGCGCGATGTGGGCCGCGAGGAAGACCGCCCAGGAGAGCATGGAGGGGCTCAGCATGGGCTCCCCGGGAAACGGGGCGATGTAGGTGTGCAGGGCCGAAAACCCCTGCCAGCCGTCGCCGTGCTCCACGCCGGCGAGCTGCAGCCACCGAAAGAGCGGCGTGTCCCGAGTGAGCTCGGCGACCTGGCTCCCGACATTCTGGAGCATCGAGGCCAGGCGGTCGGACTTCCGCTTCTGCCACCCGAGTTCCGCCGGGCTCCGCTCCAGGAGGCGGTCCGGGTCCTCATAGTCCGCCTCGAACAGGTTGAGGACCTCGGCGTCGAGATCCATCGCCGCCGGGTCCCGGTACCGCACGAAGGAGAGCGCCCAGCCCTTCCCGACGCTCAGCACGCTGGAGTGGCTGTATTCCCTGGTGGGGAGAGGCGTCCCGTCCTCGTCCACAAGCCCGAGGTCCGGCAACCCAAGGTCCGGCAGCGTCGCGACCTTGGGGCGATGCACAACCCCCTCGATCGGCGCGAAGGTCTCGGGGTTGACCGTCACGCTGTGGATCTGGACCACCGGCGACAGCACCCAGCGGATCGGCATGGCTCCCCATCACTCCACGGTCAGGTCGTAGGTCGTCTGGAGCGAGTCGCCGCTCGACAGGTTGATGGCCGAGAAGACCGTGCGGCTCCAGATCGTGCCGCCGCCCGTGGCCGCCTGCGTGAAGAGGCCCCACTCGGTGATGGCGACGGTCGCGTCCACCGTGTTGGTCCCGACCGTCCGGAAGACGTTGGTCCCAGCCCCCTCGCCGAGCGACCCGGTCGCCCGGGTGTTGTCGGGGTTGTACTGAGTCGTCAGCTCGGTCTGGAGGGCCGTGTCCCCCTCGGCCGCCGCGGTGGCGCCCGTCCCGATCCCGTGGAACTTCATGGTCTCCAGCTCGACGCTGTTCTGCCAGGCGTCGACCAGGAAGTTCTCGCCCGCGTTCACGATCAGGTTCTTGATCTGCCGGGTCTCGCCGAGGCTCCCGTCCTGGTGGACCACCTGGAGCGTCAGCTGCGCCTTGAGCTGCTTGTACTCCTTGGCGGCCGGCAGGAACTGCCCGAAGAGCGCGTAGAGCGCGGCCGCCTGCGCCAGGACGACGATCGTTCCCCAGAACCACATCCGCCGCCGGAGCGTGCGGAGTCGCCCCTCCGGCCCGCCGCCGAGCCCTACCCGATCCTCAGCCATTCCCGTCCTCCTTCTTAGCGCCCCGGAGCGCCCGGTAGCCTGCGATGCCCGCCGCAACGGCGGCCGCCGTCCCGCCGACCGCCTCCACGGGATGCTCCCGCACCGCCCGCACCACCTCCGCCCGGAACCCCTCGCCGAACGCCGCCCGGTCCCGCTGCGCCCAGATCGGCCCAGCCAGCGCCAGCGCCAGCAGATGCAGGGCCGCCACCAGGAGCAGCAACCTCTCGCGCGTGGTCATGCGTCCCATCCTTTCCTGGGGTGCGTCAGGCGATCGTGGCCCCAGGGATAGCCCTGGTCCCAGTCGGCGTTCGCCGATGCGGCGGGCGGGCCGGCCAGCTCCGTGATCCCGAGCGCGTCCATGTAGGCCTGCCGGAGCTCTTTGGCGCGGCGGGAGAACTCCTCAGCCTTCGACTTGTGGTCCACGCTGTCGGCGCCGATCGTGCTGTCCCCCTGCTGGCTGAAGCGGTTCGCGAGCCACTGGCACGCGAGGGCGCCGGCGAGGTTGGAGACGGCGTCGAACCGATGGTCGGGGATCGTCCCCACGCTCGCCGAGACCACGTGGAGTGCCGTGTAGGTCACCCGGGCCGTCTTTGTCGCGTCCGGCGTGAACTGGAACTGGATGAAGAGGCCCGTCGGCTTCTTGTAGAGGAGGTAGTCCTCCCCCTTCTCGAGGAACTCCGGCGGCCGCTTGCCCTGGGGGTACTCGATGGAGCGGACCGTCGAGAAGTCCTCGATGAAGTCCGTGGCCACCGCGACTTCCACAGTGAGCCCGCCGCCCGTCAGGTCCTGGAGCTTCTTCTGCGGCTCGTGGCGGGAATGCCAGACGACGGCCTCTTGGATCGCCGCCTCCTTCTTCGTGTCGGTCAGCGCCCCAGAGAGATCCTCCAGGACCTGGTCGAGCTTGAGCTTGTAGTCGGCCAGCAGCTTCGCCACGGTGTCCCTCTCCGGCCTGCCTCATTCAGGCCCCCGGAGGCCGCCCGGGGACGACGCCGGGGGCAAGCACGGTCCCCGGCGTTTCGGCTCGCTGCCGCGGGCTCGGCCCGCCGCGGCTCGGGCTACTTGCGGGCGATGACCAGCACGATCGTGATGTCGTCCCAGGTTGGCGAGGTCCCGGTGATCGCCAGGTTCGCCGTGACTACCGCTTCGTCCGCGATGTTCGCGTCGGTGATGGTCGCCTCGCTCACGGTGCCGGCGGTGACTGACACGGGGGCCGAAAGCACCGAGACGGCGGTCTCCAGAATGTCCACCGTCAGGGTCGGGGAAGTCCCGCCTGAGGCCCGCGCCGTCGCCTGCACCGTAATCAGGATCGCCGGGTACGGCATCTTGAACCGCAGGACGCCGGCCGTGGTGGCCGTGTATTGCCGGTTCAGCGGAAAGGTCAGGATATGGTAGTTCGAGCTGGCCGGGCTGATGTTCACCGTGGCCGCGTGGGCCAGGCCCGGCTGGTCCGGGTAGAGCGCCGTCGGCTGGACGGCCGGCCCGAGCAGCGTCAGGACCGCCGCCAGGACCAGGATCAGGCTCCAGAATCTCCGCATCGGTGCCTCCTTCAGGGGCCCGGAGGCCGCAGCCTCCGGGCCCGGAATGGTCAGCCCTACGCCACCACCGCCTTCACGGCTCCCCGGAAGTCCACCAGGTCGGCGCCGTACTCGTGGCGGATCTTGTGCTGGAGCTTGTCGGCCACGAACATCTGGCCGACCGTCGGGACATTCGCCACGAAGAACTCGGGCTCGCGCTGGTCGTTCAGGTAGCCGACCTCGATCGAGTCCACGACGTCCGGGCTCCGGAAGATGTACCAGTCACTCGAGTCGCTGAAGAGCGGGTTCACGATGATCCGCTCGTTCTGCGCCCCGAAGCGCTGGTAGACCGGGTTGGCCACCAAGTTGGTGCCGTTCGTGATCTGGGGCGAGATGTTGAGCTGGAGGGCCACGCCGAGCAGCGCGTGTGGGACCGCCAGCCACAGGGGCTCCGTGAGGTCGATGCCGAGCTTCTCGCCGCTGCCCGGCTCGGTCTGGTCGGCCAGCTTCGTCATGGCCGACAGGACTTCCGTCGCTCCGGCCTCGTTCGCCGTCAGGGCCGTGGACTGCAGGTTGGCGTGGGTCGCGTGGAACCAGGCCACCCCGTCCACCTCGTAGGCCGGGTTGGTGATGGCGAAGTTCCAGATGAACTTCGCGTGCGTCCGGCGCGCGGAGCGGCCGAGGCGGCCGACCATCTTGACGACGGCGCCGAGGTCGTCGTTGATGAGGGTCTTCCGGCTGATCGTCAGGATGTTGCCCTTCTGGACCACGGCGTAGGAGATCTTCTCGTCGCTCGGCTCCGTGATCTCCGGGAAGTCCTGGGTCTCCGTGTTGAACTCTGAGAGGTCCCCGAAGTACTGGACCCGCAGGGTCTCCTGGGTCTTGAAGTTCATCACGCCGCCCGGCCGCGGCCGGCTGATCGCCCCTTCCCCATAGGTCGGGGCCTGGTAGTCCTTGATGAGCCGGCGGTGCATGCTGGTCCCGAGGACGTTCACCCAGGTCGTCGAGAGGATCGCCTCCCGGGCGTCCCCGATGATCTGGTTCATGGCCATCACCAGGTCCTTCCCGGTGACGATCTGGAAGGCGTCGCGGAACCCCCTGAACCCCGGCACGTCCAGGCGGGAGACCTTCTCGCTCTCCTTGGTCTCCACGCCGAACATCCGGTCCATCCCGATCTGGTGCTTCTGCTTCTGCTCGAGGAGGACGGCGGCCTTGGTGGACCCGAGGCCCATCACCCCGCCCTCGCCCACCACGGCGTCCAGGTACTCCTTCTCCGCCTTGATCGCGGCCTCGAGGGCCGAGGCCTCGAAGATCTCCCCCTCGAACTGCTTGCGGAGCTTCGCCTCGGCCGCCTCGGGCAGCTTCGCCTCGCCCAGGCGGTCCTTCAGGAGCATCCGGCACTCGGTGCCGCGGATCTCGACCAGAGACTTCGCGTCCTTGAGCACCGCGTCGAGCTCCGAGGCCTCGAAGGTCCGGTCGGCGAACTGCTTCCGAATCGTCGCCTCGACCGGCTTGGGCAGCTTCGCCTCTCCGAGCCGCTCCCGGAGCAGGATCCGGCACTCTGCGGCACGGACCGCTGCCAGGGACTGGTCGGCCGGGCTCGGCCCAGCGGGAGCCGGCGGTGGCGTCCCGAAGGCCTTCTCGAAGGCCTCCTTGACCTGCTCCTCCGTCGGGTTCTCCCCCAGCTGCGCCGCCAGGTCGGGGCGGCGCTTCCGGAGTTTCTCGAGCAACTCCTTCAGCATCGTGACCTCCTTCGCTCCGGACGCTTCAAGCGCCCGGAGGAATGCCCCGCCAGCGGCGGGATGCGTGGCCAGATCGACCGTTGCGGGCTTCGTGAACCTGAGGACCGCGAAGGCCCGCCCCTCCGCGGTCTGGACCGGCACGCCGTACACCCGGCTGTCGATCGAGAGGCCGACCAGGTCGGACCGGCCCTTCTTCGCCAGGTCGGTGAGCTTCTCCCTGAGCCACTCGGCCCCCTTCAGCAGGTCGAGGCGGGCCACCAGCTCCCCCGCCGCCTCCTTCACCTGGGAGATCGTGCCCACCAGGTGCTTGAGGAGCCCCTTCCGGGTCTTCTCGTCCGGCGAGAGACTGAGGTGGCCGTGGAGGGCCGGCGCCACCTCGAAGGCATAGACCGGCGCCCCCTCGAAGACCTCCGGGGCGCCCTTCAGCGCCTCGGCGGTGTAGTACCAGGGGATCGCCTCCTGGATCCCGGCGGCCGGCACCGGCTTCGGCTGCTTGCTGAACCCGGACCGGATCACCCGGACCAGCCAGGCCTCCCCCTTCGGCTCCCGGATCTCGACGGAGGCCTCCGTGACGGGGACGTACTGGAGGTCTACCCGCTCGCGCTCGCTGAACGTGACCGCGCCGTCCGCGGCCATCGTGTAGGGCACCCGGAAGTAGTCCAGCTCCTTGACCACGATGAGGTAGTCGGGGAAGACCTCGATCGGCCAGGGGCCGTCCTCCTGGTGCCCCTGGCGCCAGGCCATCCGGACGCGCTCCGCCCGCCCCTCGAGGCTCCCCATGGCGGCCGCCTCCGCGGCCTTTGCGGCGGCGATCCGCTGGATCTCGGCCTCCCGCTCCTCGGCCTGCTCCCGGCTGTCGAATGAGCCGAGGAGCTTCGAGCCGTCCTGGCTATAGAGGAGGTATTTGTCGCCCTCCTTCCGGATCATCGGCCCCCCTTACTTCGCCGCGGCCGGCTTTTCGGGCGGCGGGCCGCCCTTCCCGGTCACCTTGTACTCGGGCATCCGCTCGGTCTTCTTGCCCGGGGTGTAGACGCCCTTGTGGCCGCCCAGGGTCACGACGACCACCCGGTCGTCGTAGACCTTGGAGCTGAAGACGTACTCCTTCGGGATTCCCAGGGCCTCGCACGCCTTGTCCAGCAGACCGCTCTCCTTCTCCTCCTTCGCCATCGCCGGGTCTCCTTTCGTGTGTGTCAGGCCGCCTGTTGCTCCACCGTCGGCAGCTCCTCGCTCAGCCCGCCGATGTACGGGAGCGAGCTGCACCCGCAAAAGATCGTGTTCGCCGCGCTCCCCTTGGGGTCCCGCGGGAACATCAGCTTCTCGCCGCCCACGTCGTAGTCCTCGTAGACATCCCGGATCTGGCCGTGGGCGGCCGCGTGGCTCAGCCTGGCCTTGCCGGACCACAGCCACTGCTTCTGCATGTTCCGGACGACCTGGAGCGCCTCCTCCTGGCGGGCCTGCCCGGCAATCGAATGGAGCCGCCCCAGCTCCGTCCGGGTGATGACCTCCGCCCGGTTCGCCAGGCTGCCGAAGATCGAGGGGTCGTCCAGGTTCCGGCCGACCGCCTCCAGGACCTCTCGGGGATCCTTCACCCCGATCGCTCCGAGCTGGATCTCGGCACTGATCCTGCGGATCCCGTCCCGGGTCATGCGGGTGATGAGGTCGGCGGAGAAGTCGGCCGCGGCCGCCACGGTCGAGCGGGGGAGCTGGTGGGCCGGGAGGATGTCGGTCCCGAGGGCCACCCGCAGCGGCTCGTCCACCAGGAGGCGCCCGACGTCCGCCGTCTCCTCGGCCGCGGTCCGGCTGATCCGGCCGGCTCCCTCGCCGAGCTCCAGGAGCCGCCCCTCGATCTCCTGGATCGTGGAGCCGATCCGGGCCAGGTCGAATGTGCTGCCCCCCTCCTCGGCCTTCCGGATGGCGAAGGCGATCCGCTCGACCGTCTCCTGCTGGCCCTCCCGGAGCAGCCGGCGCATGGCCCGGACCGTCCCGTCCTCGATCCGCCCGGCCCGGGAGATCAGGACCTGGAGCCGCCGGGCGTAGGCCGCCCGCTGCTCCGGCGTCCAGTAGCCCTGCTCGAGAGCCCGGGCGAGGACGGCCCTACCGGGCATAGCCCCTCCGGCTGCCTTCCTGGGCGGGGGCGCCGCCACCCTTGTCCGGGTCCGTATCAGGGTCCGGCGGCCCGCCGTTCCCCCTGCCGAGCTTCTGGCGCATCCGCGCCAGCATCTCCGGCGTGAAATCCTCGCCGCCCGGCCCCCCGCCCTGATCCTGCGGCGCCGGCTCCACCTCACGCCCGAGCATCGAGGCCAGCATGGCGAAGATCCCGGCGGCGTCCTCCGCTTCAATCCAGCGGTTGCTCTGGGCGATGAGGAGCGAGGCGCTGACGCCGGCCAGGGCTTGCCCGATCCGGTTGATGTCCTTGGCGGCGATCTCGGGCGCCTCGACCTTGAAGGTCTCCACGGCCGGCTTCAGCTCCGTCCCCTGGCCCCCCCTCTTCGGCACCTGAACCTTCTCCCGGAGGAGGCCGGCGTTCACCGCCTGGCGGATCACGTAGCGGCCGGTGAACGCCAGCATGTACTTCACGTAGCCCTGGCGCTTCGAGAGCGTCTTGACGATCGGCTCGGCCATCTCGGCGCCCACGGCGCGGTTCACGTCCCCGCCGGCCGTGAACCAGTGCTCCGGCCAGCCCCGCACCGAGAGGATGTGGTGGAGGAACACCTTCTTGATCGCCTCCAGGTCGGTCGCCTTCAGGTCCGGAGTCACGGCCTGCCAGCTCGCGTTCTCGTTATGAGCGCGAATCGAGCCGCGCTTCGGGGGCGGGTTGTTCTCGAGCCACTGCCGGATCTGCTCCTCGTTCATCCCCTTGAGCGTCACGTCCCAGAGATAGGCACCAAGCTGGGAGGCCCACTCCACCCGGTCGAAGAGCCAGTTCTCGTAGGCGTCCAGCCAGTCGAGCAGTGGCAGGAGATCGGACGAGCCCCGGGTGGCGTTCATCGCCCGGTTGACCGAGAAGAAGAAGCAGGCCCCGTCGTTGAACAGGTTCCGGAGCTGGCGCCCTGCCGTGCTCAGGACCGTCTCCTCGTCCTCGTTCAGGATGATCGCGTAGCGGCGCGGCTTGCCGGTCACCTCCTGTTTCGTCTGGACGCCCAGGAGGATGGCAGCGTTCTCCGGGTCGGCCTGGACGCCCTCGATCGCCGTGGGGTCCAGGTACCCGAGCCGGACCCGGCCCATGTGCGGGCTCACGAAGACCGGGTAGCACTGCTCCCCGTACATGCCCAGCTCCAGCACGCGCTGGTCCAGGGTCAGGTCCATCTGGTTGACCCCGTCGTTCCAGAAGCGCTCCAGGACCTCGGCCACGTCCTCGTTGTCGGCCGTGAACTTGAAGCCGTCCCCCACCACCATGTCCCGCGGCAGCTCGAGCATCCGGGTGGCCAGGCCGTTGGTCTTCCAGAGGTAGTAGGCGATCTCGGCCTGGCGGTCCTGGGCGAGGGGGGTAAGGTCCCGCTGGGGGTTCTCCGTCATCCGGCGGAAGTTCTCGTCCCCCTTCCGGGCCACGGGCAGGTTCAGCATCTGCTCCTTGACCCGGGCCTCGATGATCGGCCCGGCCAGGTGCTCGACGATTCGCTGCCACCAGCCCATCGTCACCCCCCTCAGATCGCGCCCACGGCCGGCCCCGTCCCATGGGGCGCCGGCAGGAGGCTCAGCCCCAGCCGGGCGAGCTGCCGGGCCAGGGTCTTCCAGGGCACCCGGCTGCAGCCGGCCTGGGCTGCCGGCCCGGCCGCTGCCCGCTTCCGGCGCCGCCGGAGGGCCTTCTCGCCGAGCCGCTTCGCCTCGGCTTCCCAGGCCCGCCGGCAGGCCGTCTGGCAGAACCTGCCCGAGCTGCCCCGCCTGGGTTTCTCCAGCGGCTTATCGCACTGGTCACAGGCCCCGGCCTTGATGGGCCGTTTTTGCGGCCTGGCTGGGCCTACAAAATGCGCGCGCGCATTTCCCCTATCCATGGCCGCCCATCCAGCCCTGGGCCCGTACAAGGCCGCCTACAGCGTGGCGCCCCCACCGGCCGGCGCGGGGTCCGGCCAGCGCCGCCTCCTCCCGCGCCCGCTCAGTTTGGTCCGACCCGGCATCCGCCGCCGCCACCTGGAGCATCAGGGCATCGGCCAGGTGGGCCAGGGCGTCCGGGCCGTCGTCGTTGACCGTCGTGCTCGGGAACGCCAGGAGCTGCTCGATGAGGAGGTCGGTCATGGGGTCCTCGGCCAGGAACCGGAGGATCCCCCGCTCGACCAGGGGGGAGGCCTTGGCGACCCGGGTCTCCTTGGCCTCCGTCTCCTTGAGCATCCGGAGGGGCAGGTGCATTCCCCGCCGCTCCCCCTCCGATCGGAAGTACAGCTCGAGCCCCAGGAAGCCCGTCTCGCCCAGGAGGATCTCGCCGGCCGGCTCCTCGAGCTGGCGGGCGTAGGCCACCTGGACGATGGAGTCCAGCGACCGCCGGGTGATGTCCGGCCGGCGCACGTACAGGTACCCGTCCTGGGACCGCCCCCCCTTCACGAAGGCCCGGAAGTCCGATGTCTCGTTCCGCCCCAGGCTCGGGTCGATGACCTCCTTGACGACGTGGACCTGGCCGGCGATGTCCGCCTTCCGGTACCGGACGATCCAGGACTCCTTGAAGAGCGCCTCGTCGTCCGGGGCGTCGAGCAGGATCTCCTTGTTGTAGGCGACCGAGCCCATCTTCCGCTTCATCCGGGCCAGGACCTCGGCCGAGAACCGGGCCGCCCAGGCCGGGGTCCCGTCCGTGTTCTCCCCCGGGAACCAGGCGTGCACCCAGGCCGCATCGGCCAGGACGATGGCCAGCGCCGACCGCTTGGAGAGGAGGGTCCCGATCCACATCAGGGAGCCCCGGTGCGGGTCGAGCGCCCCCATCACCGCCTCCCGGACCCACTGGAGGAGCCGCTTCACCGTGGCCGGGTTCCGGACGTCCTGGTCCTCCTCGAGGTCGTCCAGGATGATGAGGTCCGGCCGGTGCGGCCCGTGCTTGATCCCCCGGATCGCCTGCCCCTTGCCGCGGGCCAGGACCTTGATACCGGTCCGGGTCGTCAGGTCGTCGTCCCCCCAGGGCTGGCCCTTCAGGTCGCCGAAGTCGCTCCGGATCCGGGCGTTCTCCTCCAGCTCGATCCGGATCGCCCGGACCATCGGGGCCGCGAGCTCTCCGGTCGCCTGGACCAGGATGATGAAGTGGCGCAGCTCGTAGCAGATCGCGTGGAGGGGGTTGCCGAAGGAGACCCGGGTGCTCTTCGAGAACCCGCGGGCGGCCGCAACCGCGACCGGGTCCTCCCGGACGTCGAGAAGGCGGTCCATCTCCGCGTGCATCGGCGCCGGCGGGTCCGTGAAGTAGTGCGGCAGGTAGGTGTCGAAGAAATACTGCCGGTCCTCCCGGGCCCGGCGGACCCGGGCCGTCTTCTTCTCCGCGGTGTCGTCCGGGAACGCCGAGACGGCTCCCCGGATGTAGTCCCGGAGCTCCCGCTCCTCGAGCGCGAACTGCCGGGGCGTCAGGCTCAGGATCTCGTCACGCATGGGCTGCCTTGACCCGGGCCATCAGCCGGTCGAAGTGCCGGTTGAGGACCTCCGCCGCCTGCGGATCCACGTGGACCAGCGTCTCGGTCATCGCCCGGAAGAACTCCATGAACAGCGCCGGCCGGTCGATCGCCGCCTTCTTCTCCCGCTGGAGATCGAGCTTCTCCTTGTCGAGGGTGAGCCGCTCCTCGTGGAGCCGCTTCCGCTCGGTATCCAGGGCCAGCTTGTCCCGCCGCATGCTCACCTTCTGCTGCTCCAGCGCCAGCCCGGCGACCTCCAGCGGATCCTTCCCCTCGAGGTGGCGGAGCTGCAGGAGATAGAGCTGTTCGATCTTCTGCTCGATGACCTTCCGGACGTCCTCCGGCGGCTGCCCCTTCAGACTGGCCGCGATCTCCTGGGCATACTGCCGGGCCTCCTCGGCTGCCCGGTGCTCCGATTGCCACCAGGACCGGTAGCGCTGGAGACCGGACGGGGTGAGCGTCTCCCCGGTCTCCTCCTGTACCCGCGCGAGGATCGTCTTGAGCATGGCGTGCCGGAGGAAGCCCGCGTGGACGATCGCCTTCGCGTCCTCGCTCAGATCGAACAGTTTGAAGTGGCCGGTGCGCTTCATGCATCGTCGCCCGCTACCAGAAGAGAACCTTCACCCGCGGGTCCTCGATCTCGCCGCCGAGGAGCCGAACCCCCTCGCCCGTGATCCGCCAGACCGTCACCCAGCGGCCGCGGCTCGGGTCGCCCAGGCGCACCCGCTTGTATTCCGCGTAGCCGGCGTCCTTCAGAACCGTGAGCGGCGAGTGGAGCTCGTCGGCGCTGAGCGTCACCCGGTAGTCGCGGTGCATCCGCTCCGCCAGCAGCTCCTGGTCGAGATAGGCGTTCTCCTCCTGCGCGCCCTTCCGTTCCCGGTCCATGTGCCGGCGCAAGAGCTCCAGGATCGCCCCGCAGGTCCGCGCCAGCTCGCCGCTCATAGCCGCTCCTCCATGCGGGCCTTGATGTGCCCGAGGCGGTCCATGATGACGTCCTGCCCGTGGCGGAGCTCGTCCAGGGCCCGCTCGTGCAGTCCGCCCTGCTCCCGAATCGAGGCCGCCAGGTCCTGGAGGGCCCGAGCCTGGTCCCGTTGCGCCTCGATGGCGCGGGGGGCGTACTGCAGCATCAGCGCCACGAGCAGAAGGACCCCCCCGTTCTGGACGACGAGGCGCTGGACCCCCTCGCTGACATCGCCCCCGAGGAATCCCCCCGCCATGAGCGCAAGGATCCCCCAGGGGAGCCCCGCCTCGAGCCACGCCCGCACCCGGGTCATCGCTTCTCTGTCCATCCTGCCGGCGCGCCCTGAGGCGTTGGCGCTGGCTCCAGCGCCGGCGTGGGTGTCTCCGGTGCCTCACGGGATGGATCCAAGCCCCCCCCCAGCCGGCACCGCTCGTCCGCCTCCCCGTTCACGGCGAGGAGCGCGCACCGGTTCGCGTTGAACCGGGCCAGGACCTCGCGCAGCCAGTCCTGGAAGGCCGGCCAGGCCTCCCGGCTGAAGCCGGCCGCCAGGCCGAAGTCCCCCTCGGGCTCGGTTTGGAGGCGGTAGATCTTGGTCTCCGGGTAGACGCCCCGGTCGTCCGCGAAGGGGACCACGCGGAGCGCCGGCCGCTTCGGCAGCTCGTAGACCGTGACGTCAGGCGGGCCCGGGCCCAGGATCCCCAGGCCGGCGCAGCTCGCCGTCATCAGGCCGGCCAGTGACGGGATCCAGGCCCTCCAGCCGCTCCTTCTCACCCGCGTATCCCCCATGGGAGGCTTGCTCGGCCTCCGCCCGGAGCGTGGCATCGCCGACCCGCGCCTCCGTGAGGCCCTGCCCCCGCGCCTTCCGCCACAGGAACCAGGTCCCGAAGGCGACGATGGCCAGCGTCACGCCGCCCAGCAGCAGGTACAGGCCCATGGCGCCCCCCGCCCTGCGCCTACTTCGTGTTCCGGAACGCGGCGATGGCGGCCTTGAACTTCTCGCCCTTGCCGGCCCCCCAGATCGCGGTCACGCCCGTTCCGGCGAACGCGGCCGCGGTCTCCCAATCCAGCGAGGGGAACCCCACGAACCCCAGGGCGAACCCGCCCAGCCCCACGACGATCGCCAGCCCGCCGGCCACCTTCATGAACATCTCAGCCTCCTTTCACACGTCCTCGGCCGCGAACCGCTGGTAGAGGCCCCAGAGGTTGCGGGCGTGGACCTCGTTCAGCGCATGAGCCGCCGGCGGCGCCCACCGGTGGCTGAAGCCCTCCACGAACTCGATGCGGTAGCAGAGCCGTGGGTGCGTGGTCTGGTCGAAGGGATTCTGGTGGTACTCCCGCAGCCGGTTTCGGATGCTGTTGGCGGCCACGTTCGCCTGCATCGCGAATGTGGGGGCCGCATACGTCTGCACCCCGAACTCCCCGCCCAGGTACGGGTTGCCGCCCGGGTTCGGGTTCGGCCGCTGGGGCCCCCCGTTCTCCGCCTTCCGCAGGGCCGCCAGAAGGGCCCAATCGATCCCCCGTCGCCTGGCCACCTGCCGGATCACCTCCAGCTCCTGGTCCCATGTCACGAGGCGACGTCCCCCATCCAGGCCTCCCGGGCGGCCCCCGGCATCGGCGCCCGGTCCTCCTGCTTCTCCACCCAGTGCGCGTTGAGCGTCACCGGCCAGTCTCCCTCTGGCCGAGCGTGCAGGGGCCGGACGATCACGTTGCACGTCTCCTGCCCCTCAAAGATCTGCTCCACGGTCCCTTCCAGGAGCACCTTGTCCCCAGGCTTCAGCTGGCGGCCCTTGCAGTCGTGCGGCATGGGGTCTCCTCTGGCCCGCAAAAAAGAAAGCGCCCGGGGGGCCCTTTGTGGCCGCCCGGGCGCGTAGCGGGCGTAGCGAGTAAATTTTCGGGGGCAGTTTACGCCCCTTCAACGCCTCCTGTCAACGCCCTCCAAAGGGGCCCTGCTCCAGCCAGCTCCGGACGTACCAGGCCGCGGCCGCCAACCCGACCAGCACGGCGCCCGCCGCCCCTCCCACGACCCACATCCACCGCTTCACGCCCTCCTCCTCCCGGCCCGCTACCGATCCCCGCCCGTCGCCTCCCGGAAGGGCGGGAACGGCCGACCGCTCCGGTCCACGACCCCCGTCCGGACGTCGATCTCGCCCGCCAGGATCTCGGTCTCCCGGGCCAGGCGGTCCAACTCCGCGACGTTCTCCGCGGTCTTCTCGTCCGGGTTGTCCGGCATGAGGGCCTCCAGGTGCTCCCAATCCAAGCCCACCCGGAGCACCCGCCCGGCGAGGACCTCGAGCCCATGCGACGCCGCCCGGAACCATGCCGCCAGGGTGAAGTGCTCAATGTCCGTGATGAGGAAGGCGTGGGTCGCGGCCAGGTTGATCCCCTCCCGACCCGCCTCGAACCGCTTCAACAGGACCTGGCCCGGCTCCACCGTGTACGTCATCCCGCGCTCCTTTCGCTCGCCGTCTCTTCGCCACTCTTCCGCCGCCTCACGCCGCCGCCCTCCCCTCCAGCTTCGCGAGGGCCTCGCCCGTCTCGCACGAGCACCCCCGTTCCCATTCCGCCCGGCAGACCTCGCTTCGGATCCCCATGAGCCACTTCGGGCACTCGACGCTGACCGGGATCAACGGCCGGCTCTGCTGCGGCGCGTTGCGGCACGGCCGCACTCCGCTCCGTGGGGGGCGCCTTCCGGCGGATCGGCCGCTCCAGGGAGTCTCCCGCGCAGCGCCGCTCGTAGTGGGTCCGACAGAGCCCGGCCTGGCGGATGCTCCGGCCGCACCCCTCGACCGCGCACGCCATGCCCTGCTCCCGCAGGCGGCGCCGGAATTCCAGGCGGTAGTGTTTGGTGCACAACCCCTGGGCGTGGTGGCCACTCCCGCAGCCCGGGATGGAGCAGGTCGGGCCGAACGCTCCGGCATTCCGGGCCCGGAAGTAGTGCATGGTGCAGAGGCCCCTGGCCAGGGAGCGCGTGCGGCAGCCCTCGACGCTGCAGAACGGGTTCTCCTGCTGGAGCCGGTGGGCCTGGTAGTGGGCGGCGCATCGGCCCTGGGCCTTGTGCGGCTGCCCGCAGCCCCGGATCGCGCAGGTCGGTCTCTCGCCCCCTCTAGGCATCGTCGTCTTCCAGGGAATGGACCGACTCCCGCTGCCCCGCCACCCACTCGCACCGCGCGCAAGACAACCCCCCCCGCGGGTCCCGCACCCAGGCGTGATAGCGGCAGCGCTCTTGGAGATACTCCAGGCGATCGCGCCGGGTCAGCCGGACCATCCCACAGAAGAAGACCGCCACGGCGACGCTCGCCACGCACCACGCGCCAAGGACCTGGAGGACCGTCGTCACGGGCCCCCTCCGATTCCGAGCGGCTGCGGCCCTTCCTCGACGTTGAATCGCGTATGGTCCTCACGGCATAGTGCCTGCAGCGCGTCGTAGGCCCTCCCGTGCCCGTCCTCCCCATTCAGGGGGAGACCGCCGTTCCGGGCGCCTCGGATCAGACCGCGCAGGATGCAGATCTCCACCGCCTGGTCCAGATCCGAGAACCCTCCGTTGACCAGGAGGAGTCCGGCCAGGAGGATTGCCCTCATACAGAGACCTCGGCGTAGACGGCCGTTTCCGTGCTGATCGGCTTCATGCCAGGGTCCTTGTAGCTCTGCAGGGACCCTCGCTTCCATTCGGGCGCGGCGTCCCGGCAGGCCAGGATCTGCTCCTCGATCTCGTCGAAGAACTCCGACCGGTGCGTCTCTCTGCAGAAGATACAGCGCACCTCGTACATCAGTTCCACACCCACCCGCAGGGGCACTTGACCGTCTCCATCGGGTCCCGCCGCCGGATCTCCCGCCCGCACTGCGGGCAGAGCCGCACCCACTCCAGGACCCCGTCCATCTCCGCCGTCAAGCGCCGAATCGTGAGCGTCAGGCTCTCCAGCACTTCTTCCATCGCCTCAAGCCGCGGATCGCGGCCGGTCATCGCCGGGGCTCCGCCGCTTCGCCGCCCTCCGCCGCACCGCCTTGACCGCCTCGATGCACTTGCGGACCCCCAGGTCATCCGCCGGCCAGACGATCTCCGCCCGGGACCGGTCTCCAGGCGATCGCGCCGGGTCAGCCGGACCATCCCACAGAAGAAGACCGCCACGGCGACGCTCGCCATGCACCACGCGCCAAGGACCTGGAGGACCGTCGTCACGGGCCCCCTCCGATTCCGAGCGGCTGCGGCCCTTCCTCGACGTTGAATCGCGTATGGTCCTCACGGCATAGTGCCTGCAGCGCGTCGTAGGCCCTCCCGTGCCCGTCCTCCCCATTCAGGGGGAGACCGCCGTTCCGGGCGCCTCGGATCAGACCGCGCAGGATGCAGATCTCCACCGCCTGGTCCAGATCCGAGAACCCTCCGTTGACCAGGAGGAGTCCGGCCAGGAGGATTGCCCTCATACAGAGACCTCGGCGTAGACGGCCGTTTCCGTGCTGATCGGCTTCATGCCAGGGTCCTTGTAGCTCTGCAGGGACCCTCGCTTCCATTCGGGCGCGGCGTCCCGGCAGGCCAGGATCTGCTCCTCGATCTCGTCGAAGAACTCCGACCGGTGCGTCTCTCTGCAGAAGATACAGCGCACCTCGTACATCAGTTCCACACCCACCCGCAGGGGCACTTGACCGTCTCCATCGGGTCCCGCCGCCGGATCTCCCGCCCGCACTGCGGGCAGAGCCGCACCCACTCCAGGACCCCGTCCATCTCCGCCGTCAAGCGCCGAATCGTGAGCGTCAGGCTCTCCAGCACTTCTTCCATCGCCTCAAGCCGCGGATCGCGGCCGGTCATCGCCGGGGCTCCGCCGCTTCGCCGCCCTCCGCCGCACCGCCTTGACCGCCTCGATGCACTTGCGGACCCCCAGGTCATCCGCCGGCCAGACGATCTCCGCCCGGGACCGGTCCGGCCTCCCGAGCGCCCGGTCGAAGACCCCGTTCACGTAGTCGGCGCTCATCCCGGCGACCAGGTTCTTGAGCCGGAAGAGGGCATCGAGCGTCAGGCGGGAGCCCGGGTGGCCCTCCCGGCGGGGGCGCTTCTGCGGGGCCGGGAGCTTGCCGTCCCGTCCCAGCTCCACCCACTCCCCCCGCCGCCGCACGCGCCCGAGCGTCTCGGCGTTTAGCTGGTCGAGGACGATGGCCAGCTCCCGCCGGTCCAGCGTCCACGCCCCCCCTCGGCCCGGCGGCTCGTGGAAGTGCCGGATCGGCCGCCCGAGCGCGATCGCCGTCGTCCCCTCCAGGGCGTCCCGCGCCTGGTCCTCGCTCAACCCGAGGCGCCGGGCCCAGGTCCAGAATGCGCGGAGCTGCGCCGCCGTCGGCCAGACGCCGGCCGCCCCGGCCACCCCCGCCCCCACCACGCCCGCGCAGCTCATTCCTGGCCCTCCAGCTCCATCGCGAGCTGCCCGAGCAGCTCCCGCGCGGCCGCGCTCCCGTGCAGCGCCCGGTACCGGCGCGCGATCGCCACGATCCGCCCGCGGAGATTCGATTCGCCGACCCGGAGGTCCTCGGCATCCTCCGCGATGAAGGCCCCTGGGGGCTTGCCGCTCGTCGTGCAGATCGGCAGCCCGTGGTCCGCCACCAGGCTGTGCAGGACCTCCTGGACCTCACGGACGCCCATCCCGAGCTCCCCCGCGATCCAGGGCTGGGTCACCGCGTTGACCCGTCCCCGGGCCCGCTCCTGGAGATAGCCCCATACCCGGGCCTCCCCGGGCGAGAGGATCACCTCCGGGAACAGGTCAACCGACACGCCCGTCCTCTGCGCGCGCCCCGGCCGGCACGCCATCCACGATGACCCCGTGGGACCACAAGCTCTCCACCGACCTCCGGGGATCGACGCACTTCCGCGACCCGCAATGCGGGCACCGGCCCTGCCTGTCCTGGTGGATCTCCCCGCAGTCCAGGCAGAGGAGCGCGAGCTTTCGCCCCAGGTTCATCGGGGGACCACCTCATCCAGGTCGTAGCCGAAGGCGTCCTCGTGCTTGATCCTGGCTCCGCAGGCCTTCAGCAGCGCTTCCGGGGCGCCCCCGAGCGACTCCTTGTTGACCTCGTACTTCACCCGCACGTAGTCCATCTTCCGTCGCTCGAGGAGCCAATCGAGCACTCGCTTCCAGGAGCGGGCGGTCACGAACGACACCTTCCGCAGCCAGACCTTGCCGTGGACGCCCTTCCAGGTGCGCCCGACGAGCTCCCCCTCGTGCTCCCGGACGAAGATCTCCACCGCGGCGAGGTAGCCGTCCCGAACCGCCTTCGCGCGCTCCGTCCTTTTGGCCAGGGCGGCCTTGATCTGCGCGATCTCCTCATCCGACTCGGCCGCATCGACGGCCATGGCCCGCTGCGCGTGCCCGATCTCGAGCAACGCCTTGTCCACGTCGTCCCATCCCGTGATCTTCATCGCCGCATCCCCAGCTTTCCGGCCAGCGTGGCCGTCATGTCCTGGAACGCCTTCCGGTTCTCGGCCGCCTCCTCGGGCGTGACCTTCGCCGGCGGCGGGGGCGCCCCGGGGCGCCCGGCCCAGGGCTTGCCCCACTTCCGCCCGTTCTCGCACCAGGTCCGGAACGCCGACCGCCAGTTCTTCACCGGCCGCTTCCGATCCCCGATCGCGTGGATCTCGAAGGCCAGGAGCGCCTCCCGGAGGTTCAGCCCCCGGTCGGACGCCAGGACCCGCTGGAAGAGCCGCACGTCCTTGGCGAACTCGAACGGCCACTCCGGGAACTTCATCGCCACGAACTCCAACGCCCACCGGATCTCGGCGGGCAGATCCGCCGCGACGCCCAGGACATGCAGGAACGCCCGCCGGACCGCCGGCTCGCCGTGCTCGGCGATCAGCGTGCGGATTTCCTCGGCAAGGTCCACCGGAAGAGCGCGTTGCAGAGCCATGCGTACCCCAGGACCAGGAGGGCCACGACCGCCCAGGCCGCCCAGAGGACCCCGTGCCCGAACACCCCGTTCATTGCTTCGCCCCATCCTTGACCAGGAAGCCAGAATTCGGACAGCTCGTCGCCTTCCGGGGCAGCGTGTGTACGGGCAGCCGCTCGAAGATCCCGTCGAAGATCCTTCCGCACATCTTGCAGATCAGGCTGGTCTTGACGCGCTTCATGCCGTTACCCCGCGGCCTGCAACACCCGGCGGGCCGCCCGGAGCGCGTCCTCCGGCTTCAGGCCGGCCTCGGTGAGGATCACTGCCGACTCGGCCAGGACCCTGGGGAGCGGCTGGTCGCAGGCGTCGCACCGGATAGTGACCGACGCTCTTCTCCCGCGCTTGCCCTCGCGGCGCCCTGCCGGAGCCTTCCCCCTTTGCCCCCGCGTCTTCGCCCGGATCGAGGGGGACGCCTCCGGATGGTGCTTCAGGTGCCCGTAGCACAGCCCGAGGCTCGGCTTCGCCGTCGAGATCGGCCGCGTGCAGCCGGCTTCCTTACAGGTGCCTTTCGCCACTGGTGTCTCCCTCCCGTCGTCGCGGCAGCGGAAGCACCGGGTGCCCTCCCGCGCCTCGACCGGCAGCAATGCGATGCCACACTCTTCGCAGGCGGTCTCGTCCATCGCCTCAGCTCGAGCTGCTCGTCGGCATCAGCCGCCGGACCGCCACCGCGCAGCGGCGGCCGCGGTTGTCCTGCCCAACCGCGTACTCGACGGCTTCGCCCTCGACGAGATTGACGCGCTGCTCGCCGGGCGCCCGCTCCACCTGGCGGGCATGGACGAAGATGTCCTCCAGCCGAGACCCGTCGCCGTCATCCGGCGTGATGAAGCCGAAGCCCTTCTGCTCGTTGAACCACTTCACCGTGCCGCGCATCCTCCCTCCCCTAGTTCAGCCGCGCCTGCCGCATCCGCTGGACCCGCTCGATCAGCCCGAAGGCGTTCCGCGCCACCTCGCCAGCCTGCTCCGGGGGCAGGTTCTCGGCCACGATCACCGGCTTGCACCCGTCCGCGCCCGTCCAGACGCTGATCTGGTAGTTCCCGTCCGCCTGGCGCACCACCAGGATCGTGGGGAGCATGGTGACTCCCGCGGCGCTCACGCCACCCCCGCCATCTCGACCGCCGGCTCCGTCTCCTGGCGCGTCTTCCTGGGCCGGTACCAGACGACGTGCGCGACGGCCCCGCAGCCGCGGGCCAGGCAGGCCCAGCGCTCCCGGACGGAGAGCACGCCGGGCCCGTCCCAGCCGACGCTCTGGGTCCGCCGCATCCGATACCCGCAGGCCCGGCACGTCATGCCACCACCCCCAGTCGCCTGCCGGAGATCCTCGGCGCCCGCTGGTTCCATCGCGCGATCGCCTCCGCCTTCGTGTCTCCCGTCACCATCGGCGCGACGGCGCAGGCTTCGTTGCCACACCAAACCAGCCGTTTGGTTGGCGGCCCGCCGTGCCAGGGTTCGAGCTCCGGTTGGGCTCCGCAGAATGGACAGGGCAGCATCTTCATGCCACCACCCCCGTCGCCTGGCGCAGGTCCTCGAGCGTGGGCGACCGGCCCGTCCCGTTCAGGCGCTTGGCGACCCAGGTGCAGTGCTTCGTCACGATCCGGAACGACCCGGTCCGGAGGGCTTGCTGGTGCAGGTAGTCCACGCCGGTCCGGTCGAGCTTCGGGAGGATCTGCGTGGCGATCTCCTTCACCTCTTCCCGCTCCGGCGGCAGTCGAAGATGCCTCCGGAAGCCGACGCGGTCCCGGAGCTGCGCGAAGGGGGCCCGGACCACGCCCCGGACGGTCTCCATGCGGCCCCACACCTCCTCGTTGCCGCAGAGGACCAGCCCGATCGCGGTCTCGTCGTGCAGCGCCCGGAGGATATTGACGACGGTCGTGGTCAGGTGCTGGGCCTCGTCCACGATCAGAAGCCGCCGGGAGCCCTTGAGCGCCACCACGAGCGCGTTGAAGAACGCCCGGCCGGTCGTGGTCTTGGGCCGCAGCCGGAGGACGGCGACGAGCTCCTCCAGGAGCCCCCGGTCCCCCCGGATGGTCGGGTTGCAGGTCACCAGGATCGCCGAGGGGTGCTGGCGAACGTAGTTTCGGATGGCCTCGGTCTTGCCCAGGCCGGGGTTGCCGTAGATGACGGAGACGTCGCACGACTCGTGGGCGTGCCGGAGCCCCTGGGTGACCACCTTCGTGAACCGGTTCTCCCGATAGGCCGGGTCCGGGGGATGGAGGGCCAGGCGCGCCTCCTCGCCGAGGAACGCGGCGACCCGCCGGGCGAGCTTCTCGTTGTCCCCCTGATATTTGCCCTGGGCGAACCAGGAGATCGTGGCCGCCGACATGCCGATCCGCTTCGCCGCGGCCGTGACCGTCCGCCCGTTGCCGGCCACCTTCTCCTCGAGCCAGCAGTTGAGGCGGTAGCGGACTTCGGCGATCTCCCCCTCATCCAGGACCCCCGGGACCCGGCCGAGGTCCTGCCGGGCCTCGGCGTCGGCCGCCTCGACCGGGGTGCGAGCTGTCTGCGATGTCGCCATCACCGTGTCTCCTTGTGTCCTTGCGTCAGGTACCGCTTCAGCCAGCCGGGCAAGAGGCGTAGGTAGCCCCGGCAGTGGATGCACCGCTCGGCCAGCAGGTGCCGGCCGTCCGCGGTCGCCACAATCGTCAGCGTCCTCTCGCAGTTACATCCGCCCACGGAGGACTCCCATCCAGAGCCGGTACAGGCCGGCGACGAGGATCCAGAAGAGCAGCGCCCAGGTCAGGCCCAGGACCAGAACGACCGGGTCGCCCGGCCCAGGCGGGCTGCACGGCTTCCACAGTGGGCAGGCGGCCCAGGTCGCTGGGCTCATCGCGTGTAGATCCTCTGGATCGCGCATCCGTTCCCGACCGTGATGATCTGGTCCCGCTCCCGCAGCACGGCACAGTCGCCCGGGCCGAGCCGCGTCACGGCGGCCGCGCAGCCCAGGAGGGCGGCCAGGATAGCCCCGACGAGCAACCCCCACGGGAACAGGAGCGAGGCGAACCACAGGACGCGCTTCATCGTTGCCTCCGTGCCTTCGCCGGCCGGGCCGGCAGCTCGTCAGCCACGACCATCTGGGCGCGGTCGTAGTCGGAGATCCCATCGGGCTCGGGCCCTATTGGCTCCGCGGCGAGCTCGTCCAGGACCAGGTCCCGTGGATCTGCCAGGGGTGGCGGGAGCGCCTTGGCCGTCCCAGCCGCCTCCACGGCCTTGAGGGCCTTCGCCGCCTTTCGGAACGGCGTCCGGAGCGGGCGCACGACGGCCGGTTTCGGGTCCGGCGCCGGCGCCGGCGCGGCGGCCAGCATCGCCGGGAGCGCCGCCCGCAGCACGTCATCCGGCTGGGCCGCCTGCGCCGTCAGCTCCTCCCGCCAGGCCTTGGCGAGGCGCGACCGCCCCTGCTTCAGCCGCTCGGCCTTCCGGATCGCCTCCTGGCCCGCCCCGTAGGCGAGCAGCTCGTCCCGCTCGGCCACCCCGACGAACTCGTCCTGAGCCGTGAACAGCCAGAGCCGGCCGGCGACGTCCTGGTCGTAGCGCCCGTAGACCTCGGTGGGCGCCCCGGGCTCCTGGAGCGCCGGGCAGCTCCAGCGCCGGCGCGCGAACTCCACCGCGCCGCGGCGAACGGCCAGCAGCTTCGTCGTCTTCATGAGGAGGAGCTTCAGCTCCTCATCCGTCGCCGTCCGATGGACGTAGCCAGGGGCCAGGACCCCCGCCTGCCACACATCAAGCGGGGCTGCGTTGTCCAGGCCCCGGGCCTCCGACGGCTCCACGTTCGCGATCCGCTCGACGTACAGGCCGTAGGCGATCCCCACCTGCTCGAGCGTGGGGATGTCCGCCGGCCGCTGGAGCACGGCCGGCAGGTCCTCGGGCTTGTGCGCGGCATCCCGGCCGCAGTAGGTCGGGAACCACTTGTCGAACTGGGTGTGGGCGGTCCCGAACCACCGTTCGATGAGGCGGGACTGCGGGTTGCCAGGGCGGCTGAAGTGGGGGACCACCTGGAGGTGGGCGAGCAGCGACTCGACCCGCACCTCGTCCAGGCGGACCCGGATCCGGCGATGGCCCCCCTCGGGCGCGGTCGAGGTGAAGTCGCGCCCGTTGTCCATATAGACGTGCCCAGGGATCCCGCCCCGCCGGATCCCGCGGGCCAGCGCCAGGAGGATCGTGTCCTGGGAGGGCGTGGCCGCCACGCACCAGCCCAGGCGCCGGCGGGAGCGGATGTCCATCCACTCCGTGAGCCACGGCCTCCCGAGCCGCCCGTCCGGCAGCCGGCAGACCAGGTCGAACAGCATATGGTCCGTCACCCACCACTCATTGACCGCCAGCGTGGTGGGATCCCGCTCGATGTAGGGCCGGTAGCGGGCCGCCCAGGCCCGCTCCCCCTCCCGATGCCGGACGCGGACCTCCTCCGGGATCGCCTGGAGGAGCCGGAGGAAGGCGCGGTAATCGGGGAGGACGGAGGTCGGCTCGCCCCGCCCGCGCAGGAGCGCCGCCGTCGCCCGGTAGCACTCCTTGGCCGAGAGCTGGTGGGTGTTCAGGTAGAGCCCGAGGAAGCCGCTCTTGGCCGGCTCCGGGATCGCCGCGTGCGCGGGGCCCCCGTCCGCCCGCCGGGCGAGCCGCGCATCGAGAAGGGCCGCCGGGTGCCCGTCCGTCTCCCGGGCGAAGGCGATCCATCTATAGAGAGTCCCCAACGACCGAGGGATCCGGTCTCGCTCTTCGGCCACCCGGGTCGCATCGCCGCCTCCTCCCGCCGCCCGCCTGTCCGTGAGGAACTGCGCGAGCAGCGCCGCCCGTTCCTTCTTCCCATTCCGGTTCGTCGCGGCGTAGGCCTCCGCCTCCCGCAGCAGGCCGAGGCGCGCCGCCGCCCGCGCCCGCTCGGCCTCCGTTGCCGCATCCCAGCGCGCGGCGAGAGAGGGGGGGACCGGTGGCACGAGCACCGCCAACGGTCTCGCAGCATCGGCGATCTCTGGAAGGCCCGCCCCCCCGGCGGGATCCTCCCCCGGCCCTATAGCATCTGCTATAGAAGGTTGAATACGGCATGGCGGAGAGGCCGACACCCCAGTGCCCCGGGGGACTACATCCCCGGCTCGAGGTTCCTCCGCCCGGGCGCCGCAGCCCAGACCCTCAGCTGGATCACCGGGCCCAGCGGCTACTACCTGCTCCTGTTCTGGACCCTCACCAGTCGGCCTCGGGTGTTCCAAAGGCGAGCCCACCAAGCCGTTCTGGAGTCCCGGAGGACTTCCACTCTCCAGATGTGCAGCCTCCGGCGTTCCGACCTGCCGGGCCCGCCACTTCTCCTGCGCCTCCACCGGCAACGCCGCCAGCGGGATCTTCACTCGCGACATATTCATCAGTCCGGCTTTTTCGATTTGATATACTTGCCACGAACCCGCTCTTGAGCGACCGTTCTGGCGGGCATCTTTCCAGATTGAACCCAGCGCTGTACCGTTCTTGGAGTCACGCCCATCAGTTCGGCGACCTCCGCCACCGTCAGCCACGCTTCGCTGGCGCTGTGGCATTCTTTGCCCTCGAGTGGAAATCGGTCATCCTTCACTTCTGGCCACCACCGACGAGCGCCGCGATCGCCTGCATCGCCTCGTAGGCTTCGCGGTCGATCTCCGCCCGCTCCCTGGGCGTGACCTCCCCATCGGCCAACGCCTTGGAATAGACCGACAGGAATTCCCCGAATTCCCGGCAGACCTTCGCGGTGGAGATAACCAGGTCAAAATGAGACCGCCCGTCCTCCGGGACTTGGATGGCGATCCGCCCGACCCGGGCCTCTAGGGCATCGAGAATGGCCGTGTTGCCAGTGAGGAGTGTGAGCGGGACGATAAGGCTTGCCGGCAGCCGGCGTGAGGCATCGGATGGGTTGTGTGGGTCGTAGGTGTAGGACTGGAGGGTCTGCCGGGGGATCCCGATCCGCTCGGCGACCTCCTGGGCCGTGAGGCCCGAGTCCTCCAGGACGCGTCGGATCGCCTCCGCGAGCGTGGCGGTCACTGGGCCGCGTGGCGGGAGCGAGGAGGACGCTACTTGCCGGGGTTTGGTCAAGGGGTCATCCTGGTTGACATGGAGCCCCCGCCTGCGATAGACCCTGGTCAGAAGAGATGGCCGGCACCGCCGCTCAGCGGTCGGGCAACCTCAAGCGGCGGGCCGGCCGGGCAGGCAGAGCTCGCGCGGCTCGCAGCCGAAGCGCTTCGCCAGCGCCTCGACAACGGCCACCCGTGTCTCCGGCCTGACCTTTCTGGAGTTCTTGAGCACCCGGCTCACACTGGCGCCGGTGACGCCCGCCAAATTGGCGATCTCCGCCTGCGTCATCCGGTGCGCGGCGAGCAGGAGCTTGACGTAGTTGAGGTTCAATCGGAGCCTGGAAGTGGAAAGACCATTGCCCATTGTGCTGCGGAAAGTACCGAATCGGTCCTTATCTGTCAAGTGAAAAGTTCAGAGTCGGTACATCTCGGCGCAAGAATACGGCAAATCCGCGAATCTCTTGAGCTAACTCAGGCTCAATTCGCAGACAGGTGCGGCTTTCCAAATAGAACAGGAGTAGTACGATATGAGGCTGGCAGGAAGCGACCAAACCTAGAGCTACTCATCAGAATCGCGAAGGTTGGAGGTGTCTCGCTGGAATGGCTGCTAACAGGGGAGGACCAGCAACTTCCCGAGAGCAAAGGCCAGCGTATCCTTGTCCATGAAGCTCCAGTTATATATCAGTCGATCATAGAGGAATTAATCCATGGTCCCCCAGAGCTGATCCGGGCCATCCGTGACCTGATAGAAGTCGTAAAGGGCCCCGATGAGCAAGCTACAAACTGGCTCCTGGGCAATATCACGGTCTTCGCCGAGCGCACCAGGGCGCACACCGGGAAGCGCAGACGACGACGGGCTGGCTAGAAGGGGAGGGGGGAGGGCAATGGTCAAAGACGCCAGAGATGGAAGATCTGCTCCGGGCCATCAGGGCCCTGGGAGTCAGCGCCGAGCAGCCTGCCTTCGCCAGGCTCCTGGGCTGGCGCTTGAGGCGGATTTTGGGTGTCTCCTGAATCGCCGGCCTGCGATACCCATCTTGGCCGAAGGGGTGTGATGATGCCATGGGAATGCGCGCCACCGTGCAGCTCAAACAACCCTGATAGGCTGGAGAAGTGCAGGGCCTGCGGAACCACAAAGGAGCGGGCCATGGAGATCTCGGCCAGGCTCGAGGCTGGCGTCGAGCCCCTACCTGCTCCTCCTGGTCCAAAGCCGAAGTGCCCCACGTGTGGCTCAGAGGACCTGGAACGGATCTCGACAGGCTCGAAGGTGGGTAGGGCGGTGATGCTCGGCCTATTCTCCCTGGGCCACCTCTCCAAAACGTTCATCTGCAGGAACTGCGGATACAAGTGGTAGGAAACCTGGTTCCAACCCCATCATATAGTAGAAGGGAGCACTGTGGCATTTGGAACCCAACGCCGTGCGACAAGCCGTGCGACAAGCCGTGCGACACCGTGCGACAATGCCACCAGCAAAACCGTGGCTCCACGCTGTTTCATGTGGATCTTTTAGGCTTCTCTCACGGGCCTTTATAGGCCCCAAAAGGCCGCCGTAGCCCACCCTAAAAGATTCCGATTTCACCCTGCACGACCCCTCGATTTCGCCGGTTTTTCCGATTTCAGGTCCGCCAGCTTTCCCAGCTCTAAACCCGCGCCAAACCGCCCTCGCCCGCCCTCGCCCGCCCGCGTTCGGTTTTCCGATTTCGGATCGACGGGGACAGGTGGTGATGACCGCGATCGTGATCAGG